GCTGAGATCGCGCGGACTGTCGAGAGACTTAAAAGCATTTCGGGTGAGGACGGTCAGCAGATCAACCGCAAAAACAAGAGTTTCGTAGAGGTCGAAAAGCTTGGCGTCAGGATCCTTATGATCGCTAATAAGATCCAGGACCTTCGCGACAGTACCGGCGCATTAGCAAGCCGGTTTAATTTCCTTGTTACCACTCAAAGCTTTCTGGGACATGAGGATATACACCTGGAACAAAAGCTTATGGCAGAACTGCCGGGGATATTTAACTGGGCTCTGGAGGGTCTGGCAAGGCTTAGACAGAGAGGTTATATGCTGGATCATCCGGCGGGGTTGGAAGCGAGGGAAGATTTTGAGGAGATGTCCAGCCCGATGCTGGCCTTTATAAATGACTGGTGTGATGTTCGAAGCGGGCTGGTTGTACCTGTTGATATTCTCTGGAAAGCACACTGCAGATGGGCGAAGGAAAACGGTAATAAATCCTACTCAAAACGCAAGTTTATTATTGAAGTCAAGGGTGCCTGCAGCACTGTTAGACGGGACAGACAACGTCTTGAACTGTCCCACTTGTTGAGTGACTACAAGTGGGACACCGGCATTGACGACAACAGACTGTCTGTGTTTTGCGGTATCGATCTTAGGGGTGACTGCAAAAAGAAGTGGGACACAGGGGACAGTGGGACAGGATATGGGACAGGTTATCCCTCTTGTTTGTAAGGAGTTACAGCGGTTGTCCCACTTGTCCCACTTATATTAATATACTATATAATAATTAAGAATAATAAATAATATGTATAAGCGCATATATAAGAGAGTAACCGAAAAAGAAGTGGGACAGCGGGACAGAGGTCCCTGGCTGTTGCGGTCGACTTTGTGGCCGATGGTTTGTCAGTTTGCCGAGTTGAGCAAATCCTATGGTTTTCAGTGGAGCGATAGCTTGAAGAATCATCTTGATGATATGCCTTGGGTTGGTCGGGCTATGCTGAATACTTATGGGCGGCTTGGAAGTGATGACAGGGAGAAGGTTGATTTTGAGTATGATCTTTTTCTGGAGCATGATAAATTTTGTGACTGGCAGGCAATGGCTTTTCCTTCGTTTGATGCTCTTTGTTACGTCCTTGACCAGGAGGGGAGACGGGTTGTCAGTGGTGGTTTTTTTGTTACGGTTGTTCGTGAAGTGGCTGGTGAAACTAAACGAGACGCTATGGGACGGATTGAGACTAAATGCTATGAATTTATTGAATGGATGTAGTGTGAAAAATGACTTCGGGATTTTTCACTTCCGATTTTTCGGTCGGCTGCTCTTTAGCCGAGGGCATGGGGTGGGATATCGAAATGCGGGGCAGGATTTCTCCTGCCCCTTTCCTGTTATTCTGCTTCGATGTCGATCAGCATTTCCTCGATGTCGAATACTTGGTAATAATCGCCGTCTGACTCGTATAGCTGGCAATCTTCGACAAGGCTGTCGATGTGCTCCTGGACTCCGATGCGGTAGGCGATTGGGTCAAGCTCGCTCATTACGTGAGATGGCGTCCAACTGCAGCAACCAAGCTCTATCTCCGGATAGCATTCGTCCAGCATTTCGTCGAAAAGCTCTTCCTCGTCGATGGACTCGCAGCGGTCCTGTATTATGTGGTCGATTACCCATTCGGTTCCATATTCAGCACCTACTCCGTCGACGTGACGCATAAAGTCGTCACTGTGGCAGGTTGGGCAGAATTCGCCTTCGACCACCTTATAACAGCCGTAACAGAAATTATCTGATAGTTTGTAGGCTGCTGCCTCTAGTCTGGCGTGTAGTGTCATTAATTCGGTCATTGTTTCCCCTTTCGATTAGTCGTTAAAAGTCATTCCTTTAATTCCTGCGAATTCGTGCGGTTGAAGCTGGATCACGTTTAAAGCTCTGACTCCGTAATGCTCCCAGTGTATCGCTTTGGCTTGTTTCATGGATTGGGACTGTATGACGTGGCCGTCTCCGCCGGTTCGCTGGCTATCTGTGTCCTGTACTAGAAATCGTTTCATTTCACCCCCTCCGCTGGATGTGGCGGTAAAACCTTAAAAGCGTTTTCGTCTGCTGGATACCAGTTCGGGGCAAGTTTCTGCAATACTCTGCGTCCCGAAAAGTCGCTATAATTCCATTCTTCGCCGCGATTAAAACGGTCAATCCACTGCTGATGATAGTATTGCGGGGAGTCTGGAAACCTGATTTCTAAGTACTGGGCTATTAGTTTAAGTCTGTTCATTGGTTCGATTCCTTAATCTAGACCAGGGGAGAAAGTGCTTTTTCTTTCCCCCCTAGTCGGTGGGGGGTTATAGGGTTGTCCATCTTCCATTAACCTTGTACTGGATTTCTGTGCATCCGTATGATTTGCCGTAATAGTCAAGCGGTACAAAATCACTGTCCAGTGTTGAATACCCCAGAAAATAAACGATCTTGTCATCATCCAACAACCGAAACATATACTTGTGATTTTTTGGCTTTAACCAAGCGCGGTGCATGTTGTCGTCGTACAAACAACCGTCTGCTTTGACAATACAAAAGGCTCCTTTGTCGTTTGTGTCTCCGATGTTTTTTGTGTTTCCGATTACTTCGATTTGAATTTCTTTTTTCATTTCTGTATTCCCTTTAAAAAGTGGGGCAGGCTCCGTCCTGCCCCGGTTAAAATTAGCTGGCTTGTGAAATGTACTGATGTTCGTATTTGTCCCAGGGATTGGATTTGCTGGACCTGCAAGGCCGTCCGCAGTTGTGGGCCCATTTGCTGCGTTTACGCACCCAGCGGAATCCTGCGGCTTTTAAAATGCTGCGGGTCTCTGCTTCCGGCTTCTCATCAAACGAAACCCAAACCCAACAGCCGACAAGCTCGGCGATAAATTGGTTCTTTTTGCAAAATTCGATAATTTCGGCGATCTTTGCTTTGACTTCCTCTGTGATTTCTTTTTTTGCTTCCATGGTCTGCCCTTTCTTCATTGAATTCTCTTATTTTTTTTAAAACTAACTGCCCTCCCAACGAAAGTGACTGGGAGGGCTGTTCGTTTGATATGAGACCAAGAACAAAATTGCGATAGTCGGTTTTTTGTTGGGCGATTGAACTCAGGGGTACAAAGTATTGATAATGCTTTTCCCCCTGCTTTTCGGCGGCGTGGAACTTCGGTATAGCAAATGCGAATGCCTGCGGTTTTTTATTCAGGCATGCTTTTGCCCGTAGTTACACAGCAGGTAGCGATCTGAATGCGGTTCTTCTTTGTGGTGGACACTCTTAAAATCCCCCTGCGGAATGGCCCGCTTGCGGGTGGCGTAGAAAACTTTCCTGTGGAAACAAGCGTGTTTGCAACTAAGCGTAGTTTGGTCAATAGTCGAGCTTGCCGAGCGTAGAGCAACGTATGTTGCGGATTGAAGGTGTGCAGAGGCAATGTAGTTCTGCCTCGATAAACCGTCCCTGTTCCTTCAGTGATAAAAATAGTTAGTCACAGGAAATTTTCAAGCCATAGGCGTGTCAACACGAGGGTTCGGAAGGGAGCTGGGTGGATTTTTCAAGAGTGTCTCTTACCTGGGTAAGCATTCAGATCGGTAACTGTTTTGCGTTGTCACAGAGTGGGATAAGCAAATGCCGCTGAAAGTAGATAAGGACAGTTCGCCGTTCACGAATAAGCAACTGCATGATAGCGATGTTTGCTGGCGTGATCGTTGCCGTGGATGGTGGTTCCTTATGGTGGTGTGTCCGCGTAAAAGCGGACGATAAGATGCAGTATGATCGACGTCTGCAAAGCAGGCTAGAGTCCTTGTTGTTTAAAAGCTGGGGTGCTTGTCGCCCCAGTAAAGCCGGGGCTTGTCCCCGGTACTACTGGCTTCTGCCCATTACTTCCAGCCGGTAGGCGGTCTTCGTCCTTAAGGCGGGCTTTGCCCGCATGGCCGTCAGGCCAATCGGGTGCTTGCCACCCGAAAGGAATCCATGGCAGACTTTAGAATAAGAGTACGTTGGAACAAGAGAAGAAGCCAACGCCCTAACCTTAACGACTTAGAGCAACGTAATCTAACAGTGAAGAATAGCAGGTACGGCGTAAGCCGTTCCTGCGGTAGGTCTTTGTTTTTAGCCCGCCGTAGTAACCGTTACTTACAAGAGGGTCTTCAGACGCGGCGGGCTGCGAAGGAAAAGAAAAAGAAATTGCTTTTTATTTCTTTTGTCTTTTTCCGAGCTTTTTTGGGCGCGCAGCCCCCGGCCTGGAATTGTTAGGACGTACAACTACGAGAAACCGTTAGAGGGGGAGGACGTTGGAATACAAGAGGGTCTTGGGAATAAGCGACAGCTGCAACTAGGAGCGACTACAGGACGAACGCAAACCATGGCGATAGGAATGAACTTACTGCGACGATCATGCGACGACGACGAGCGGGCCCTTGTGGCCCCGAGGCGGTGGCGTTGTAACGCTGACGATGCGAATAGACTGTACCGCGCTACCACGCGCAGGTTGACTAGCGACGGCGGGCTGTTTGCTTTTTTGCAAACGGCATGACGGGAGCGGTGCGATGCGCATTGCCTGCGACTAAGAGCGACTTTGCGTGAGCCGTCCCGGAAGGAGGCCGTAAGGCCGGACTGAGGGGCAGGCGAAAGAACGACGTGGCGTGGATGCGACTATGAGCGACTTACACGAGCGGAGGCTGCCGATGGCCCGCAAGGGTCCGAGGTCGCCGGAGACGAGCTAGCGACTAGTGAGGTCGGCCCGTAGGGGCGGGCGAACGGTGCGGTGTTGGGGCGTGGCGATTTTTTTACATTTTATGCAATTAGGGGGGTTGACCAATTTTTTATGGCGGTAATTATCAGGGTATGGATACAGATAAAAATGAAATTATGGAAATAGGCAGCGATTTCGAGACGGATTGGATCTACGCCCAGTACGGTAATGGCGATAGTGTAACGTCTATTGCCGCTGAGATCTGCAAGAGTGAGGCATACGTCTATGCCAAGATGCGCAAGAAGCCTGAGAAATATGAGGATGTTAAATGTATTCGGGAAGAAACACGTGATATTCGTGTTCGGCGTATTAGCTCACTTGCTGACAGAACTGTTGAGACGTATCTGGAAGGGCTGCAGGATGATCCTGACAAGGCTGATGAGAACATTGACAAGGTTAACCGGATCGGTAAGGAGTATGCTCACCGTCTTCAACTGGCTGAAGGTAAGGCTACAGCTAATATTGGTGTTAACGGGACCGGGCTTCCGTTTAAGGTGACGTTCATTGAGACATACGAGGGATATCCACCATCTGAAGAGGCTGAAACAGATGATACCAGTGAAACAGATTTGCAGGAGACTGAATAAGGTATTGCACTATGGATAACGAAACAGAACAACCTGAATTCATGCCCGCTTACACTACAAAGCAGACTGTAGCATTGAGTGCTCTGCGCAGACCTGACATCAAAGAAGTATTATATGGCGGTGCTAAAGGTGGTGGTAAGTCAGTGTTTGGGTGCTTCTGGTGTCTTGGCAAAGCATTGCAGATAATAGAAGACTGCAACATACAGGAGCGCAAGCACCCTGTACCTATTGGCTTTATGGGGCGAAAACGAGGTATTGATTTTACTAATACTACACTTGAGACCTGGAAGCGTTTCATACCAGAGCATCTGTACGAGATCAAAGGCAAGCCTGCTGAGATAATCATCGGCGGGCGGGTAAAGATACTGACCGGTGGTCTGGATAATGGTGACGTAGTCAACAAGTTCAACAGTGCCGAGTATGGTTTCTTCTTTATCGACCAGGCTGAAGAGGTTGACCCTGAACAGATAGGAGAACTTAGAGCTACGTTCCGTTTGATCATCAATGGCGTCAAGATACCTGGCAAGGGGCTGTTTACAGCTAACCCGGCTCAATCCTTCCTGAAGGATGAGTTTATATTAAACCCAACACCCGACCGGATATATATTCAGGCATTGCCGACTGATAATCATTATCTTGGACCTGAATACATTGAAGTATTGAAGGATTCGTTCAAGAACCGTCCCGAGCTCTTGAAGGCATATCTGGAAGGCTCCTGGGATTGTCTTGGCGGGTTTGATCAGGTTATTAAGGATTCCTGGGTAACCAATTGCCGTGGGATTACCCTCTATCCTCCGACGGTTAAGAAACTTATAACGTGTGATCCTGCTCGTTTCGGTAATGACGAAACTGTCATCTACTACATGGAGAACACAGTTATTAAGGACGAACTCATCTACGGGCAAAAGACTCCGTACGAGACTGCCGGTATCCTGCGTGAAATGGCGGAAAAGCACGGCAACTGTCTAGTTGTGATCGATGAAGGCGGTCTCGGTAACGGTGCTGTCGACCCGCTTATCGGCATGGGTGCTAATGTCCTGCCGATCAACAATTCAGGTGCTGCTGATGACAAACATCGTTTCTTTAACCGGCGCGCAGAAGCGTGGTATACAACTGGTGAAATGTTTGCCGGTGGCGATGTTATGTTCAGGTCTAATGATACCATGCTAGCAGGTCAGCTTTGTACGCCACGTTATGGATTCCGTAACGGCAAGATTCTCATTGAATCTAAAGACAGTATTAAGAAGCGGCTTGGCAAAAGTCCTGACCGGGCCGATGCGTATGTTAATGGCCTTTATACCCTACAGTATGTTGAAGGTGAATTGATCGGCGGTCGAGGCATGTATTCTAATGGCTTCGACGACGATGATGATATTTACGGCGGTAGTCATTCCGCTATGGGAATGTAAATTTTACGGAGTGTTATTTTGAGTGAAATTACAAAACTAAATATGGTTACCGAGTATTGGAAACATTCCGATGCCGGTCTGCGTGATGAGCTTAATCGTATGGCCCAGGGCTTTGCGTTTTATACCGGCGATCAGTGGAGTCCGGCCGACATTGCAAAGCTTGACTCTGAAAAACGGCCGCATCTGACGATTAACATGATCTTGCCGATTATTAACCTGCTTTCTGGTATCCAAAGACAGGGACGGCAGGATATTACTGTTGTTGCCCGAAAAGGCGGTTTAAAGAAGCTTGCCGCTGTGTTTACTGAAATTATGCGGCATTGTCTTGATGTTACAGATGCCGACTATGAAATTGCTGACTGTTTCCTTGATGGCGTAATCGGAAACAAAGGCTGGCTTGGACTTGGTGTCAATTATGACAATGACCCAATTTATGGCGATATTGAAGTATCCAAGGTTTCACCTTTTGATATGCGAGAGGACCCGGACGCTAAAGAGTATGACCTTAACCGTACTGGTAAATTTGTTATCCGCGATACGTGGATGGATAAAGATTCGATTATGCTCAACTATCCAGCTAAGCGTCAAGATATTATTGATGGCGGTCTTGATATTGACCCTGCTTCTGGTGATATAGTTGGTGACTCCGATAAGGACATTTACCGCTGGCGGCTGCGTGAGTGCTGGTGGAAACAGCATGAGAAACGCACGATCCTTATCAATGCTGTTAACGGCGAGATCAAAACCGTCGGTACTGATAATCAGGATTTGGCTCTGGCAATTAACGAAAAAAGTAAGGTTTGGTTTATGAAGGATTGGGTTGTTCCCGTTCTGCATAAGACCGTCACGGCTGGCAATATTGTCCTGGAAGATATTGTTGACCCTTACAATGGCGTGACGAGCTTTCCATACTATCGCTTCTGTCCGTTCTGGGTGGATGGGTATGTGATGGGAGTATCCCAAAACCTTATTGGCCCGAGCAAGAAGTTAATAAGCGGCGATCTCAGGCTTTGCATAACCTTAACCAGACGGCTAACAGTGGGTTTAAAGTTAAGAAGGTGCTGAATAACTATGACAGGCATTTGGCGAAGCATGGAGCTACTCCTGGCGTTGTTCTGGACGAATCCAAGGCTGGCGGGAGTATCGAGCGTATTGAGCCTGCTCCGCTGTCTGAGGGACATATAACCGCTGCCAGAATGAGTGGCGATGATATGAAAGAAATCTCGGGTGCTAATCCTGACCTTATGGGACAGGCTATCCGGAGTGAAAACGAATCTGGGCGTGCTATCGAGCTTCGCCAGCAGCAGGGAATGAAAGTTGTCGAGGTTATGTTTGATAATTTCAGCCGTACGCAAAAGCTGATAACTCTGGGATTGGTCGACATGGTTCGCCATACCGATGTTTATAGCGATGAAGAGATTCGCAATCTTGTCTCTGAAAAGAATATGGACGCTGACCTTAGTCTGCTTAAAAGCAGGAAAGTCGGCAAGTATGGTATTAAGATCGAGAGTTCTTCAAGCTCTCCGATTGCTCGGTTTGCTAACTTTAATAATCTTATGGAAATCGTTAAGACGTTCCCGAATCAGATACCGCCGGACGTTGTTATTGAAAACAGTGATTTGGCTAATAAAGAAAATATTATCGACAGGATTGTCCCGCTCCCTGTAGCGGGAAATGATCCTGATACAAAAACTATTAAAAAGACCGACGGGTCTTCCCCAACTGCCGGGGTTCGGCAGGAATAGGATACTTGATCCTTAATTCAAGGGAGTAATAATTATGAGTGAAACAGTAACGGAAGCAGCAGCAGAACAGAAAACCGACGAAGCTAAGACTTACAGCGAAGAGCAATTTAAAGGTCTGCTTGCTGATAAGCAGTCGGAAGTAAAGAAGCGTCAGACTATCGAAACCGAACTTGCAGAGCTAAAAGCAAAGCAGACTCAAACCCCTCCTTCAGGGAAAATTGAAGGTGATAGCGAAGATGCTCCTATGACAGTCAGCCAGTTTAAAAAGATGCTGGCCGAAGAGAGGCAAACCGATTCCGACGCACGTTTTAACGTGCTGGAAAAGGAAACGATCTCCGAGGTTAAAGCAAAGATGACAGCCGAGACTCAAGGCGAAGGGCTGGATTACGATTCGGTTATCGCAGGTGGCGAGGCTAATCTTTCAGAAGGCGATAAGCTTGCTATACGACAGTCAAAAAATCCGGCTGCCGAAAAGTATCGGCGTTGTGTTTTTAACACTCCCGAGCTTTCGGACAAAGCTGAAGCGGTTCGGACTGCAAAGCTGCTTGAAAACATTAAACTAAACGGCCGTGTTCCGGGAACCGGCGGCAATGCTCAAACTGCAAATGCAAAAGATATTAGCAGTATGACCGCTGAAGAGCTTGATAAGCTCGCCGATGAGATGGAATAGGCCACAACTAGAGGTATTTTATTATGGCAAACACAGTGTTTGTACGAAGCGGCGCCCATAGTGCTTCCGTAGAGGAAGTTTGGGGCGAGAAAACTTATCGGCAAGCCGAAAAGGACGCGTTCTTTAATGATGGTCGTTTTGTTGGCTCTGACAGCAACAGCATCATCCAGGTCAATGCAGACCTGACGAAAAATAAGGGCGATCAGATTCATACGCCCTTGCGCGCCCGGCTTATCGATGATGGTAAAATTAACGACCAGGCAATTGAAGGTAGCGAGGTTGCTCTGACTTTCCACAACTGCGATACGACTATCCATAAGCGCAAGCAGGCAGTAAGGCTCGACGGTGAAATGACCGAGAGACGTACGAAGATCAAGCTTCGCGGCGAGGCCAAAGAGGCTCTCGGCGCTTGGCATGCAGAATCGCGTGATACTGATATTGTCCTTGGTCTTTCCGGCATTACTAATGCGGTTAATACTCTTATACTTAGCCCCCCGACTTCTGCCCGTAAATTTTACGGCGGTCAGAATTCCAGCGGTGCCGTCGGAATTATTACTGTCGCCAGTGACGGTTTGATTTCCGGTACTGCCGGTGCTCACCGTTTTGGAACACAGGTACTTTCTCACTTGAAGAGAATGGCGCAGGTAGACGGCGGAGCATCTTATGGCAAGATTCGTCCAGTCATTATCAAGGGCAAGAAGTATTTCGTATTCTTCGCAAGTCCCTGGCAGATCAAGGCCCTGAAGATGGAAGATCGCTGGATCAATGCACAAAAGGACGCCAATATCCGCGGCGACGACAACCCGATCTTTTCGGGTGCTTGTGGTATGTGGGACGGCGTTATCGTCCATGAGTACGATAAGATTCAGCTTCGTACTGGTGACGGTACTGGAACTGCTCCTGGCACTTATTTTGATATTGCTGACGATTGTGCAACTGGCATATCTGTTGCCCGTGGTTTGTTCTGCGGTGCGCAGGCCGGTATCCTTGCATACGGTCGTAAGATCGGCTGGAAGGAAAAAGTCTTTGAGTATGACAGCCAGTTCGGCGTTGAAGTGTCGAGTATCTACGGCTTCAGTAAAGCAAAATTCAATTCACAGGATTTTGCAGTAATTTCGTGTGATACTTGCGTTGATCTGGATTAGTAATTGTGACAGGTTTAAAGGTTAAATGTGGTGGTGCGGACGGTTTTCCTGTCCGTGCTGCCTAAGGAGTTTTGTTTATGGCTGAAGTATATCCATCTGACGACGAGTTGCTCGATCTGCTTAGTGAATCCGAAACAGGCGTCGAGTATATCGCTACCGGAACCGCTCCGTATTATTTGCAGTTTCGGAAACTGCTTTATCGTCTGCTGCTTGCTACAAGACGGGCTAACGACTTTCGTCTTTATAGTGAGGGCGGTTTGACCTACGGTATCAAACCTGGCCGATTCTGGAATGGCAACAAGGTTGTTGAGTACGCCGGTTCTTCCGGTAACGTCCTCGCAGACGATT